TTAACGGCCTAGATACTTCGAACGCCGTGATGGCACCCTGAGGGGCAGACTGTATCCGATCAGGCAAAATTGGTCCAGCGCGAACAAGACTGCGGACTCATCCCCAGCCGCCAGCGCCAGACTCCACTCCCGCTGCCAGGGTGTCGTATAATCGCCGATGCCGACCAGGTGGCTGCTCTGCGCCGCCGGAAATCCCTTTACCCCTGGCAGATCGATTGACGTGCGGGCGGCATTCAGATCCCTGTCTCCGGTATAGGTAAAGTTCTCGGTCTTCAGGCAAGATAGGTTTGCTGGCGTCCAATCGTTGACAGGGTAGTTAATTATCGCGTTGAGCGCCGTGTCGTTGGTGTCCGGAGGGTAAAGCACCTCAAATCTCGTCTCCGCTTGTGTCTGACGAACAAATGCCCGGATCGAACTGGTGAATGTACCGATCAGGCTGGGGAGAAACTGGCACTCATCGGTATACTGTGCCGGATCGGCGTCCTGACTCGCGATCACTCCCATAGCCTTGCCATAGGTCGATTGGAATGTGTTGGTGGTATAAGCATCGTAGAACGGCATGCCGCCATCTTGAGCCGAGGCGAAGTACCACCACTGGACCTCACCGAATTGCAAGTATGGTGTCACTCCAGCCGCTGCCATAAGATTAGCCATGTCCAGGTATACCTGCTGCCAGAATGCCAGGCTCGAAGGACTGAAATTGGTCTGTAGGGCGGGCGTGTTGACCAACACTGGGTTACCGTCCGGATAGCGCTGGGCGATGCCGGTGGTCACCGAGTCGTCGCCGTTCCCCAATTCCATACTGAATGAGACGGTGGGTGTGATCCCGTAACCCCGTAGGGCCGTCAGGAAACTGGTCGTCCAGTCTCGCGCCCCTCGGTTCAGTCTCGGCATGGCAGTAAGGTCCGTCAGCCAGGTACCGTCCGTCCCGCCGGCCAACATCGTCCCACTAACAGTGGCCGTGAAAGCGGTGTCCCCGGTGCTGGCAGAAAGGCTCAGGTTGTTCCCTGCGGCTCCGGGAACGCGTGCCGTAATCGTGAGTGTATTTCCGCCGGCCGCTGCCCAGACTGCCGTCGAGCCCTGGTTGATCAGCAGCGCGAAGCAGGTGGCCATACTCGCTGCCGTGTCCCCAATCAGGTTCAGATGACTAATCGTCGTCCCATCGAGCACCAGTTCCGTAGTCGCGCCAAATGTGGGAATCCCTGCAAATTCGACCGTACCAGACGCGTATAAGTTGGCCGGGCACACCAGCTCGTAGAACCACAACGCTCCCGCATAGTGATTCGCCCTGCCTTGGAATCCCAGTGTGTTTATCAACCACGCAGTGCGCTCAGGCGCCAGTGCCAACGAGTGATTGGTATCCCAGTCTGTCGCCGTCGTGGTCTTCGGAGTCGAACTGAAGTTCGGCAGTGTTTCTGTGGGAATTGCCAATTCCAGAAAATCGAAATAGAAGTACGAACCGGTCGCGCCGGTATTCGTAACCCTGACCGAATGCGTTCCCGCGGCGTACTGGCCCAGCGCAATGCGTACCAGCACGTCCTCTCCCGATAGCTCCAGATCTAGCGGGATGGCGCCGCCGGTATCGATCTGCACCGTCGCGCTTCCCACGTTCCCGGCCATGCGCGTGCCCAAGTACAATGTGTGGGAAGCGCTCGCCGTATACTGACACGCCACCGAATCCTGCGCTTCGGTCGTGTAATGAATCGATCCTCCGGAGAAATTCCCGATAGACTCCGACCATGATCCGGCGTAAACCAGATCCGTCGAATCGTCCTCAATGCGGCGGCTGCCCGGACCGGCCACGCTATAGGTGAGGTTTGTTCCGCTGACAGTCCAGTTCGTCACCACGACGGAGAACTCGCTTCTCACAAAACTCGCTGCCTGTACATCTGCCGCCCACGTCCAGCGAAGCTTCCGCACGTTCGTCATCGGAATCTGCGGTACCGCCGTCAGCGAGCCGTCGGGGTTCACCCGGTATCCTTGCATCGTTCCAAAATTCAAGGCCACCTGCCAGCTCTGTGGCGAGAGCCCGCCGCTGAAGACCGCCGAAGCGGGACTCCATATCTCTGTTTTCGCGCCAGAGACTGTGCCGTACACACCCACCCTGTTGCCGTTTGTGCCAGCGGAGCCATGGTATGTCAAGGTGATCACAGCTCCCCGGGAGCTGGCGTCCACTTCCGAAGCGCTAGTCTGATAGAAACCACTAATGATTGCCGCGAGCTCCGCCGCGGCGCTGGTCAAGTCGTCACTTGCGGTCACCGTATAGTTGAAATGCTGGTCCAGCCACGCAAGCTCTATGGTGTCGTTCGCGGTGATGGCCCCTTGAAGAGTCATCTGCGCACTCGCCGCCGCATCGCTTCCGATCGCTGTTGAATAGTTGATCAGTGGAACCTTATAGACAGTCTCGGTCCCTCCCGCGTCCGCCCAGATTCGGAGATACGGCCAGTCAACCGTCGGATACCAAATGGAGTCCATGGCAATGCAATTCGTCCGCATTTCCTCGTACGTCAGCACTACCCCGCTGAGATTGCCGTCCGGTAAGTTGCGGAGCGCCGGGTGCTCGAACACGTTGTCCCGGTTCCACTCCAACACCGCCCAATCGAATTGCTGCCGCCAGCATCCCGAAACCGTGAACTCGGTCGCGCCAGTCTGGCTCAGAGCCGCAATCGCCGTCGGTTCTTGAAAGTAGCATTGCAGGTCTCGGTTCGGCGTTAGTTTCGACAGTGTTTCGCTCATTAGAGTCTAATAATCACGCTTAGGTCCGCACCCGGGTAGGTTTGTCCGACCGATAACACCGACAGAGTAATCTGCCCTCCCGCCGTTAGCAGGGGAAGACCAAACCCATCGACCGTCGTCGAGACGATCGCGCCGGCACTAAAACTGAGCTGGCACCAGTAAGCCCCGTTGAGACTTAGTTCCAAGGCCACCGTCGCGTCCGCGGCCGTTCCAAGAATTGCGAACACGTCCCGTACGGAGTGCGCTGCATCGATCACCAAGGCTGGAGCCGGTAACTGATCGACAGCCAGGAACCCGTTTACTTGTATGGAGTATTGACCTCCGCTCAGCGTACGCAGTCCCTGATCGACAATGTTCGTGAAGCAGATGCTCGTGGTCGGGCTGTTTCCAATCCCATTCGTGACCCACAATTCGGCATCGGCGATTCTAGCGTCGGGCAACAGGATCGGATAGCTCCAGTTCCCACAATAGGGACTTCCAAAGAAGGCCGCTGGGAAAGGTGCGATCACCATCATACTGCTCAGTTGGTAGACCACTGCCTGCGCGCTGTGTTGCGCCGCCACGCTTCCATTCGCTCCCCGCGTCACGCTGTACTCGGTTCCACTATTGGCCACTGCCGTCACTGTCAGAACCTCACCGTCGATTTGCAGGACGCTTCCGGGGACTGCGGTTCCAGCGGTGGTCAAGGTCAGCGCCGTATCGGCGGCGGCCATAATCTCGGCCAGCAGTGTGTTGGGCGTGGAACTGAGTTCGTTCCAATAGTGCATTGTCAGTGTGCCGGAAGATATCGAGTTAGTGTTTCCCAGACTCGTGAATCCAATGCCGCTCAGCACTACCGCGCCGGCGGTGTTGACATTCAGCGCAAAAGACGGCAGCGAGGGCGCCGCTGAATCGCCCGCGGCTGAGCCGCCGACCTGCCATCGAGTCACAATCGCCAGAGTAGAGTCCTGCTCCTGGTTCAACACGTTCGCAGCACGGCCCGTCAAATGGATCGTCTCTCCACCCAGATTCGGAATCTGAAAGGAGACCGGACTGCTCTGCGTCAATGCGCCAAAATTCCACCCGCTCTCGGCTACCACGAAGTAACTGCTGGTGTTCGGCGCTACGGCCCAGGGCGTGGTAGTCGTGATGCTGGTTGCACTGTTAGCGGCAATGCTCCGTTCTTGACCTGCGCCTGTTCCTCGCGTGATTCTAACCGTCAGCCCAAGATATTGGTTCGCCGTCATTTCCAGAGTGTTGTTGCCAACGGTATTGCTCGTGTAAACGCTCGCGGCGATTTCCGGCTGAACTTCCATACGCCAGTAGAAGTTCGCGTGATCGAAGTTTGGGTCCGGCGGGGCTACGAGTTGAGGGCTTAGCCCCGTATCGGTGAAGCGTGTCGCCAGGGGTTCGGCCGTCGCAATGCGCAGCAGGTTTGCCGGCGTGACACCGCGATATACGTTGAAAGACGCAGTCCCCGTTGAAAAGCTCAAGCCGGAAAGAGTGACGCTACTGTTATCCTGTAGAATCACGGCTGTGACAACGAACGATAAACTGCCCTCATTGCCGGAACCGTCGACGCCGGACACTGCGTAGTACAGGACTTCTCCACTCGTCAGTGTTCCGCCAGTGCCCAGTGTAGGCGCGAAGCTCACTAGTGGCGTTCCCGGCCCGCTTGTCGAACTCGCTGACGGACCATCGAAGGTCAATTGAACGTTTACCTGGGTAGTGCCGTCACTTGCGACCGTATCGGTCTCAGTCACTCCGAACTCGATGTCTCCATGCACATCGAGCACCGCACCCATTAATGGTTTGGGTAAGCCAATCCCTGCGCTCGGCAGGTTGGTACTGCCTGGCGCCGAGGTGCTTTGCCCATTGGTGTCTAGATACCAGGCATCGTCTTCTATTTGGGCTTGAATTGTCGCTGTGCGATAGTTTGTTGCCGGTGATATCTTGATTACGCGGAAAGGTTGGCGATTAAAGCCCTCTTTTTGATAGGTGACCGTAATGATGTCGCCGGGCCGAATCCCAAAGCCTTTGATGCTGGTATCGAACTGGATGTAGGTGTTCCCTCTAAGAGTTTTGTCCAGAGTGAACTGCAACATTCTTGCTGCCTGGTCGTAGTTCGGCAAGCCCAGCGCGAGCAGGTTGGCGGTCGTCTGCTGTCCGGTGAGCGCAACATCGTCCGGGTCCACTACTGTGTAGCTGTCATGCTGATATCCATTGAGGGCGTCTTGAAACTCTACCGTGTAGCAGTTCGGTGTATCTGCTATGCTTCGTGACTGAACGGTGACACTGGGCTCGCCGGTTTGGCGCCGCAATATACCGGAGACTTCCGTGCTGCCGTCGCCGAATTCATAAGCAGGCCATCCGCCATTCAATTGCATCGTACTGTTAGATGTGGGCAACTGGGTCGGCTGCTGCAGGGCTATCGAGTTCTCCACTGCCAATTGGAGTATTCCACCCGGCCCATAAGTCAGATAAAGGCGTGCGCCGTTCCGAATCCCTCTGACCACGTCGCCAGCGCTTCTGCGATGTTGCATCACGAGATTGCATTGAAACCGCGGGATGGTTATTGCGTTCCCATTCAGGTCCACTGTATTGATCTGCTCGTCGCTATACGCCGCCACCGTCGCGAAACTCACCAGGTCGATTTCGTCGTCCGACCATCCACTCCGCCTCAAAACGTCCAATAGGATCCAAGCCGGATTCGCACTGAATGCGTCACTCTCGTAGCTTCCGTCGGGGTTGTAGACAGGTATCAGGAGCCCCTGAACCAGAGCTTCCACGGTAGGGAGTGAGTTGCCGCTGCTGATGCTATTGGGAACTACCACCGACAGATAGGCCATGCTTCCGTACGGGTCCCCCGCGGGCTGGCCGTTCGAACTCGTGAAGTTCGGGTCGTATGCTCCGTCCCGGGTCCCCAGTGTCATGACGTTGTACCACCCGGTGCCCGTCATGTTGGCTCCCGATACGCCCAACGGTATCTGAATCCCGTTCACCAGTACTGTGACTACGCCCTGCATCTGCCCTATACCCAGCAGCACTTCCATCCGCGTGAGGTTCCCGTCGTTCCGCGCAAAAGTAACGAGCGGGTAATACCACGCCGTCCCGTAAACCATGGGAACGTAGTCGTTATAGCGCGCTTGATTTACCGATAGAGCCGAGGTTTCCGTGTTCTTGCCGTATGGTCGAACTTCGATCGCCGGCGGAATATACTCCAAACCGCCAAATCGCATCTGCATCCCGCGCGCCTGGCAGTCGGACATCACGTAGCCGCACGTGGTGAACGGAGCTCCCTGATCTAGATTCCCCGTGCCGCCGGTTTGTCCTGCTGAATATCCGCACCGGTAAAACAGGGAATACTGCCCGTCGGCGCCTCCGTCGATCGCCTCCGATTGTTGCGCTGGCGTGGATGGAAAGGTCCATGGGCACCTCGTCTGAATTCTCACTTCCGGCAGCCACAGCCTTTGCAGACTCATTCGGTTCGTCGCCGAGAGTCGTAAGGTAGACTCCTGAATTTGGTCGGGCGGATTGCAAATCCCTTGGAAGACCGCTGCTGTCTCTGTTGCCGGAGCGTCGTTTACCAGATCGTAAAAGACGAAACTAACGGTTAGTTTTGCCCCACGCCATCCCACAGCGAGTTCCAACTCGGAAAAGTGTGAGTCCGCGTTTGCCAGCAACACTGCGATCGTCGGGCTGCCATCGACACCCTGGCTGGAGGCTGTTTGAATGTCAAAACCGCTGTGACGAAGCACTCGCGCTGCGTACGCGGTCCCGTTCACCGTCACAGCATGTGTGCTCCAGTGTTCCTGTGTGCCGTCTGCCAACGTGCAGTCGAACAATACCAGCGGTGTTTCCGTGACTGCCTGTTCCTTTAGCTCAGAGATTGTTTGCATAGTACAGAATATTCACCGTTGCGGAGTGTCGATTGACCCCAGTCGTCGTGATAGTCAGAAAATCGTCTCGCAATCTCGCGTTGTCGTAAACCCCGCCATTTGTGCTCGTCTGATAGACGGAAGCGGTTTGCTGTGCTTCCGCCTGAGGTCCGAAAACACTCACTGATGCGCCTGCGGGAACTTCGACACCAACAGTCAGATAGGTCGCCGTCGTGTTACCGCTGACCGTGACCTGGTACCTGTACCATGTACTAGACAGCGTGACGGATTCCGTCTCGCCGCCCAGCAGCAGTGTTGCGTTTGTCGGCTGGCTCGCGCTCAGATAGACGCTGAATGTGTATGTGTATGTCGTCGGCACATTGAGCACCTGCAACAGGCTCTGTCCTGCACTGCCGCCATTCGTAAGTTGCCATGCGTTCGTGCCACCCTTCGGACCCTGAATTCCGGCTGTTAGTGTCATTTGGGGGTCCGGGTTCCATGCGGCGTTGGTCAGGTCCTCGCTCCATGCCAACAGATTGGCCGAGGGGTCCAGGAATGTGAACCCGTTCAGCGTCCCCGCCGCCGCGGCAAAGAAAAGCTCCAGGGTCTGACGCTCGGTGTCGCTCAGCGACGCGTATTGCAGCTTCCATTCCACTGCTGCCCCCGCCGGGTCGGCTACTGTGATCACGCTCCCATCTGCCAGCGTGTTCTGAATGGTTCGCTCCTGCCGTGTCTTGACGGTCCGGTATTGCGTCAGCGCTCCGGTTGTAAGTTGGGGGTAAATGAGCATCGTCAGCCTCTAATTTCCACAATCGCAAGCGTCGCTGTACCCTTCATCGTATCGACCGATGTCAGCGCGGCGCTGTCGCTTCCCAGTTGACAGTTCGGATAGGTGGTGCCGTCCCACGGATCGGTGAACGCGAAACTCGAGAATCTCCCTTGATTGGCTAGAACGAAATTCTCGATTGCTGCCATTTCTCCTTCGTCCAGCACGCTGAGCTGGATCACCCACTGATGCAGCGCGCTCGCCGAATCCTGATACCGTTGTTCGCTTCCGTCTAGAAACCGGAGTGCTTGGTTCTGAAACTGCAGTCGTCGGTGCGCGGGGTATTGCGCCACCGCGCCTGTTTTTAGGGTTGGAAAGGTCGCCATATCAGAGGTCGTTGACGACATCGTTCAGTGAGTTCGAATTGAGCATTGCGCTCCGCACCGCGCTGGCGATTTGTCCGCTGTAGTCCATGAACGACTGAGCATCCATGGCTTGAACACTGACTGTTATTTGGGGTGAGGACGCCGTCGATGCTTGTGTGTTAGGGCCGCTCTGAGGCTGGCTTCCGCTGGCCCCCGTCGCCTGAGTTCCAGTACCGGCAGACCCAGTGCTTGCAGTCGGATCGTATAAACGCGGTAAGCCCATTTGGTCGTAGTCCATTGCGGCCAGACCGCCCCCCGTGTCGGCGCTGGTAAAGGAGATCGGGGCTGGCATCTGGTAGCGCACCGGCGGCGTGCTCTGCGAGCCACCGCCACCAAATAACCCCAATAATCCACCGATAAGTGGCACAATCCCGAAGCCCGACTCGAGAACACTGGTCGCTACCGATTCCGCGGTGCTGCCTGCTCCACTGCTCGATGTTTCGGTTTTCGGTCCGCCCTCCACGTCCTGGCCACCCGAATTCGCCGCCGCACTTCCGCCCGCCGCTGAATAGCTGGTCAGTCGGTCCAGCGTATTGTCCGAGCTTTGGGATTGGTCTCCGGATATTGCCAGAAACGCATTCAACAGTTCATCTTGTGTTTTGCTGGCCATCGTTTATCTCTGCCGTCCACGCGTTCTCCAGAATGGTGAACGCCTCCACCTGTCTCGCGCTCAACCTGGACAGGTCGAACCCGCTCAATCGCTTCCGCACAAAAAACTCCTGCACCAACTCGGCGCTCTCCGTTGTGACAAACCATGTCGGACAAACGTGCAAGACCACGTCTCCACGGGCCCAGACGGGTCTTGTCCCTTGCCCGCCCGTGGCGGATCCCTCCAGCGAAACTGCCGGCCGGAGCCAGCCGCATCGACGTTTCTCTTCCAGACCGGACTTCCTGCAAACACCGCACTTCCAGCCGGTCTGGTTTGACAGGTAAAACTGGAATGCGGCAATCAGTTTTTTCGTTCGTCTGGAGTCAGTCCCACTTCCGCTCTTACTGCTTCCAAAGCTTCCCGAAAAAGCCGCTCCGGACCCGCCTCCGCCAATGACTCGGGTGTTGCCGCTTCTCCGTCCACGATGAGACCCTCCACCGCTCGCAGTCCCCACCTTACGAACAGTCTGTCGATCTCCCCCTGCAGAATGGCAGCATCCATTCGCTCGCCCGCGTTCTGCCCGCTCTCCAGAAATTCTTTCTCCCGCGCTAACTCCCGTACCTTCCGCATCAATTCCATGCGGCGCGCGAAAGACACCCGAGCCACTCGAAACCGCACGCCGGCGGCGACTCTCGATTCCACGACTTTTTCGCTCTCGTATGTCATGGCTACGCAAACGCCACTGCGATTTCGTTGTCCACCGTCCCGAAAGCTCGTGACGGTTGGAAGCTCCACTGCAAGCGGTTCTTCGTATCGTCGAACTCCGGCACCACCGGTACCACGTTGCTCATGTACACTCCAAACATCTGTCCCTGCGTGTCTCCCAACTGAAACATGAGGCCGATCGGCGCCTGTTGTCGCGCTGCCGCATACAGTGCCTGTGTCGCGCTGTCGTCCTGGCTGTACAGCGAAAGCGTTGCAGCCACGTGGCGTTGCCCTGGCGCAATCGCTTGCGGAACGCTCGATCCGAATTCGTTCATCCTGGCATCCAGATCGTTCTTCAGACCGATCGACGCCTTTGTAACGGTGAAAAACTGGCTCTGCGTCGTTCCCAGCCATGCCTGCCCAAGGTTTCCCGGCACGATAGAATAATCGAAGCTCGCAACCTCCGGCTCTACCGGATAACTCTGTAGTTGATAGCTCCCCGCCGCAAAGCTGGCGCTATCCTGCAAATCTTGTGCGATTCCTTTGAAGCTGAATTCGTGGAAGTCGCCATTCACGTCGATCGTCATCTGGTCCACGGCCGCCCCCGCCAGAAATCGTTGCGTCGCAGCGCCAGGGCTCCAGTAGTCGTACAGCGTCACGCTCGGCAGCTCTGTCGCCGGCAGATAAGTCACTGCCGTCGAGAGTGCTGCGCCCGGCTGCGGACCGGTGGTAAAGGGCGCATTTATCTGCACCGTGTCCACATCCGTGACGGCAGTCACAAACCGGATCTCCATCGTCGTAGCGACCGCTTGACCCACACTCAAACCGTGTGGCGACGCAAACACCAAGCTGGTGCCGGCCACGGAACTTACTACTCCGGGTGCGGCCGATGCCGGAGATGCCCCCAGCGCCGCCTGGAACAAAGGCCCGTAAGCCGGGTTCCCGTTCGCACTGCTCCAACTCGTGAGGTAGGTCCTCAACTCGAAACTCGTCTGTTTCTGCCCGCCTGGCGGTAAACCCACGAAAGTACGGCTCCCCGTCTTGTCCTTCCGCTCCGTGACCGCTAGTTTCTGCCGAACCGTCAGTTTCACCGCCGGAATCCGGCTGCCGGCCTGAACCGTGGCCAAGCTGCCATAGCTGCTCTCTAGTGCCGTGTAAAAACGGTTTGCATTGGAAGAAATGTATGACATATTAGTTGATACTCACTCCAATCTCGAAAGTCACCTTTGCCGATTGCACAAAGTTCTTGCCTCCGTGCTTCACCGCGCCGAATACCACTTGATACCCACCCCCGTAATACATTCCGTCCCCCCAATCGCCCCGGCTGAAGTCCAGCACTTGCATCATCGCGTCCGCATAGTAGCCCAATGCTTGCTCCAGTCCGTCGATGCGGTCCTGGGAATGCCGGATCTCCACCACCATCTGTGCCTTTCCCGAAAAGGTCCGAAACTTCTCTTCCAGCAGGTTGCTCACCTTCTCGCAGTAAACCTGCAGCACAGGATATTGCAGCGCCTGGCTCCGGTCGCTGATCTCTATAGGCACGTTTTGCGCGTTAACCTGCTGCGTGCCGATCAGCTCCACCGGCAGTGGCCCCGGCATATTCGCGGACAGTAAGGTCGCGTTGACCCCTGAGTCCGACGTAATAAGCTGCACGACCTTTCCCGTCGTGGCGCCTGTGATGCTTCCTGTCATTAGCCTCTCTCCAACACACGGGGCGCCGGCTGCACATAGTTCGGCTCTTGCCCCCGGCTCGGCATCGCCCCCGCGGTAAGAACTAGGTCCGGCTGTATCCAGGCCGCATCCAGATCAATAGCCGTCCCGTTCTGCCGGACTAAGCTGTCCGGCGAAGTTCCAACATACACGTTCCACCCCGTAGCAAACTCAGGCGGAGAAGACGGCTGCACCATCATGCTCGTGCTGGTCGCCGCGAACGTGGTCGGCGCCGTCCCCGCGCTTTCCTCCCCCGATTGGTTCACCCATCCCGTTGAGATATAGTAAGTACCACTTCCGAGGCTACCAGCCGCGCTCGTAACCGTCGGCGGTTCTCCCCGCCTGAGCGGTAGTGTCACCAATCCTAGTCCCGCGTGAATCAGCTTATCGCTCGCCCACCACGCCAGTTGGTGAAACTGTGCCTGCTTCTCCGCATACCGGTCGTTCAACTGGCTGTAATATGCATCGGTGTAGACTAACTCAAGCGTCCGATAGACGTGCCACAACCGCAGCGGCGGGGTGACCACCACCTGCCCTAGAGTGGGTAGCGCCGTCGCCAACACCGTCCTTCCCGAATAACTTAATCTGCGCAGCAGTACATCCAGCTCAACACCGAGTTCTTCCTGTGCGATCCGGGCCTTTTGGGACACGTCGATGCCTTCCAGGTTTGCTACAGACAGCAGCTGAGAATCCTGCGCTGACAACTCTGCGAGCCCGGCAGGTGGCCCGTCTACGAATAGCGCCATACTTCTTATCCTTTATTCGACCTTGGCCCGCCGCGAAGCCTGTCTAGCTCCGACGCGCTCACTACCGTGACTTGTATCTTCTTGGCGGCTTCTGCTTCATCTGCGAGGCGCTTTGCTTCCCCTTGGGCTTGCCGGTAGGTTCGCGCCTCTTCTGTGTTCGCAAGTCGCGCCGCCCCATCGACGATCATCTTTGCCGCAATTCCTGCGGGAACCTCTGTGAGCGCGCCTTCCTTTCCTCCGTCCGGCGTCTCCCGGCTCACAATTACCGGAAACGGGTCGGCAATCGCAGCTTGCGCATCGTGTACCTTTTGGTAATAGATTCTTAGATCCATTCGTCTCCCCCTGATTTGGCACCGGGCGGGACTCTTTCGCCCGCCCGGTCTTCTGCTTGGAATGCTCTGGCCCTGGCCGCGGCTGCTAAGTGTTGACCTGAACGCCCGCGGCGTTCCGCAACACTCCGCAGCCATACAGCACATCCACCGTGAATTGTTGCGCCAGCGTGTTCGGCTGGTAGCTCATTACCACCCGCATACCGAAATTGCCGAGCTCGGCATATTCCGCAATAGCGCCCGTCCCGGGCAAAGGTTGCGGCAATCTCCGGATCACCAGGCCGATTGCATCCCGTGTGAACGCCAGGTTATGCGTGTTCAACGGGCTGCTGCCGGTCTTCTGCACGAACTGAGATCGGAATACGAAGAAGTCCTTATACTTTCCGATCGTCCCATCCACCAATGCCGCCAGGCCCGCCGCACCGGCTGTCTGAAACTCTTCAAACAGCGGTATCTGCCGCCATGCCGAATACGCGTTGGCATCCACCACAATGAACTTCTGCGCCGACGGCGGTATCTTTGCCAAAAACAAGGTCGTTTCCGCCGCATCCACCGTCGCTTCCGTCAATGGCGTACCCGGTGTTCCTACTGCGGCGTTCGCCGTGAACCCGGCGTACAGACCCAGCAGACTCGATTCGATACTCTGCGCGATTGCCGCCACCGCCGGCTGCATGTAAATCTTCAGAAGGTCTGGCACCGCCAGCACCTTGGTCACGTCCGGAATCTGAAAGGTCGATTCCAGGTGTGTCGACAGCACGATCTGCGCGTTGCTCAAGCTCGGGTTTTGCGGAGTGACCGTCCCGCCCTGCGCGATGTTGTTCGCTACCATCGTGGGCGGAATCGGGATGTTCACCGTATCGCCGGCGTTCGCCAGCACCGGCTCGTAGTCCCGGTTCACCAGGTTTCCCATCACCAGGTTTCCCACCAGTACCGGCAAAGCGTCCGCCGCCACCAGTTTTACAATCGCATTCGCGACGTTCGTTGAAGTAATAGATCCCATTCTGTGTCCTTAAGTTGTGTTAGTTGTTTGGTCTCTGAAACGCGCACCGCGCCGCTGCCCCTCAGGGTCGGTGTTCGGCTGGTCTTCGCGTCCCTGTCTGCCTTCGTCGACGGAACTGTCTTTGCCTGCTCCGCTAGCGCTTAGGCGCCCTTCAATGTCTGTGTGGCTACGCGCACTATCTCTTCTCGCACGCGCTGCATCTCCTCCGCCGGCATGCCCGGCCGGATACGGTCGAGGCGGATCTCGCTCGCAGATCGCGTCGCCGCTTTCTGGGTCGCTGTCATTCCCGTCCCTCCGGCAATCCGCGCTGGTAGAAACTCCGGGTTGTCGTTCACAAATGTCGCCAGATAGTCCCGCACTGGAACATCCCCGGTGTCCGTTCGCCCCACCAGTCTCCCGTCGCCCGTTCGAACGATGCCGTCCTGAACCGCCTTGAACGCCAGGTCGATCTTGGTTACGCCCAGTCGCTGCAACTCGCTCCGCACCGCGGAACCCCGTTCCGCCTCTTCAGCGGCCTTTTGGCTTTTCCGGTTCTCCTCTACTAGCTCGTTTACCCTCCTTTCCAGTTGCTCGCGGCGTCGCCGCTCCTCCTGTAATTCCGCTTTGTAAGCCGGTTCACTCTTAGCCTGTTCCGTCTTAGTGAATTCGTCGATCGCCTGCCTGACGATCGCCTGAACGTCGGTCTCTTCCATGGACTCTCCTCAATTCCTGGTTAGTTCCCTGCCTCGGGGCCGCTGTCGATCTCCTGTGCTACCCGGTTCCGTGTCTCCTGCCGCGCATCGGCCAGATATTGGAATGCCAGCCGCTTGAACACCTGCTTCCGCAGCGTGTCCGATGGTACACCCAAGGCGAGCAACTTCGCCCCGTTCTCGAGCGAGGTCCCGAAATCGTCGATGTCGAACTCGTCCATCCCAGCTACGTCCGGCATCACGCCGTCCTGCCGCGCCGCTGCAATCGCCCCGAGCACCTGCTTGATGCCCTGCCGAACCATCGCCCCGTACGCCCCCAGCACTTCGTCCGTAGTCGCGAAGTCTAGTTGCTTGCTCAGTCCCGATTGTTGAGTATTCCCGCTCGTGGCCTGGCTCATCAGATAACAGACCCTGTAAATTTCGTCTTTCAACTGCACCAGGTTGTCCGCGGCGATCTGGTAGACTTTACCCTCGGGTTCCGTCCAGCCAAATCGGTCGCCCTGCCCTAACTGGATGTAGTAGGACTCGCCTACCATTTGTGACCAGGGCCGGTCTGAGTACACCACCGGCATTGCAAATAGTCCCATCGTCAGCGCCCACGACAGCGCGTTCGATTGGTTGAAGTGTTCCAGTTGGAGCAAGGCCGCCTTGTTCATCAGCCAAAGTCCTTCGCTGACCCGCATCTGAAACACCGGCACTCTTCGCAATGTCGATAGCCCGTGCATCCCCTCATCCAGAATCTCGATTGGCCCCGTCTCGCTCGCCCGCCCAAACACGGCGTACCGTTCGCAGTCGTAGTGTATCCACCTGGTCTCTTCCGCCCACCTTGCCGTTCCGGGCACCTGCCTCAGGCAACTGGTCCGTATCGTCGCCCACTCCAGCGCTCCATCCCCGCTATAGGACCAGTTGATGACTTCCTCGGCGCTGTAGTCTGTCAGATAGGCGCGGGATTGTCCCAGCGCGTCTTCCTCGGCCCGGGTCAGTGCCGCCCCGTGCGCTCGCGGAAAGTCCACCACCATGTAGCTCTTCCCGCAAACCAGTGCATCCACAAAACGCCGTCTAAGAAACTCCGTCAGGCACGTCCCCCGTAGGTCGGAGTCGTCGCTCAGCACGCTGTAATATCGCTGCGCCGTGCTGTCGCCGCCGTCTAACAGGATCGTCGGCGCGGTGTGCATCAGCGTTGCCGCGTACCAATCGATGATCGAGCCAATGTAGTTCTGATAGAACACCCTTGTCAGGCGCTCCAGGTAGATATCCGCCGGCTCCTTGTGACGCCGTACTAGGTAGTCCGCCGCCCGCCTCCGCAACTGCTCGCCGCCCACGTAGAGATCCCGGTAACGTCGCCACATGGCCTTGTTCGCCGCATATTCCGGATGTTCCCGGTCGATCGTATCGATTGTCATATCATGCGCCCTGGTTGTTCGCCGATCGGCGCCAGCGGCTTCAGCTCCTGCCACGCCAGATATCCCACGGCGTCCGATAGGTGCGTCCGCATCCGGTCGCGCTCTTTATCGATTTGGTATCCGTCCGTTTTGAAAGTCACTTGTTCAAAGTCCTGTATAAGCTCTTTGCACTTCTCGTCAATCAGCATTCCGACCAGTCCCGATGCCGACCGCAGCGTCGCGTTGACCAGGTTTACCCTCTCCCGCACCGGTGGATTGCACTTTGCCACGCGGTACTCCACTTTCAAATTCGAGTAAGTCGCGAAGTGCTCCTTGACGACTTCATAGTCCGCCCACCCTGTCGTCTGTTGATGGTTGCCGGATGAATCGCCGCAAACTACCACCCCTATGTCGTGCCGCGGATACCGGTTCAGAAACTCCGCGCAGGCCTCCTGTGTGGTTGCCCTGCGCAGCACAATCTCATCCACTATCCGTACTTGACCCCCGTAAACCTGCGCCACCACCGAACACATCGGGTCTACGTTGAAGTCCAGCGCCCAGTACAAACGCTCCCATGTGTTCACACTTAGTTTCGTGACGTGGCTCTCTTGCGAAAACGACGGGTAGACCCGGCTGCCCGCCATGTTCACGTACTCGCCCAACACCTCCTGCCGGAAGAAACGATCGTCGTAGCTTAGTTCCAGCCGCTTGTAGAAGTCCGGCACGCGCGTCAAAAGGTGCCGGTTCTCTCTCGGCGGAGCCTGGATGCACTCGTATCCCGCGGGCGGAGTGCGGACGAATTTCCGGTAAACCCAGTCGTATCCTTTTGGCGTCCACACTCCAAACCCGCATAATCGTTTTGCCTTTGGATCCCTCAGCCGTCCTTCCAGCCGCAGCCACGCCTCTTCCTGCGTGTAAGTCAGCTCGTCTACTCCGAACCAGGCTAAGTTCGTCCCGCGTAATCTCTCGAAGTCTTCCACCGCGCGAAACACGATCCGTGAGCGCGTGTCGTTCATCAGAAGCGTGTTCTCCGCCTTATTCATCTCGTACGGAATGTCGTTGGCATCCAGAATCTCCAGCATCGCCGCTTGGGTCGAGTCCCGTAACATGGGATAAGTGGGGGATCCGATTAGCCCCATCCGACCTTGGTTCAAATAAGTGAGCCGGATCGCCTCCTGGCAGAGGGCCTGGCTCTTTCCGCTCCCGATCGGTCCTGAAAAGCCTTTGAACCGCGCTGCCGAATCGTGAAACGCTTTTTGCGCCGGCAGCGGCCCGTAGGCTATGTCTCTACGACAGATTCTTCTGGGTCGACCCACCTGGCTTGAATCTCCTCCGCGTCTTTCCTATCGATTTCCTTCTCGAGCTGAAGCACCTTCAAATAGTCGCCAATCGAGGGCTTCACTCCCTCTCCCTGAAGTTTGTCCTCCATGCTTGTACGCAGCGTAGTGAGGAACTCCGACACCGTCCGGCCGTTCGGCATTTCTTCGGACTGCGACTCTCCCTCGCAGCCTGTCGCTGTATCGCTCTTGCCTTTGTCCTTCATCGTGTGCCCCAATAAAAAAGGCCCCGCCGTATCGGCGAGGCCCACAGCCTTCTTCCTGATCTGAAACTATCATCCGCTCTGCCGGCATTTCCGCCGGCTTCGCCATAAATGGTTGAAAGGAAAGCTAGAAAAGTTTCTTAAATCCTGTGATCGCGTTTGCCGCGCCGAAACGCCGACAGTTACGGAGTTGTCAGAGCCGCCAGTCGCCCTTCCGCGTCTGCCGCGCACGGAACCGCTACTTTCCATCTCTTCATCCACAGAAACAGGGTCAATAGGCCCCACAAGTGGTAGCCAACATTCACGCGTCGCTCCATGTGGTCGCGTATCGTCGCCCGTATCGCGGTTTCACGAAAAAGCGGCGCCGCCTTCATTGCAGCCCCGCTCAGTGTGTCTTGCAGCAGTTCGCGCAGCGGACCCCGAAACCACTCGTGAGTCGGAATGTCGAATCCCGTCTTCTTGCGATTCAGAATGCCGTCTGGTAACTTGCCTCGAAGGAGTTCTTTCAAAACGTGCTTCTGCCGAAAACCGCGGATCTTCATCTTCGACGGCAGCGCAGCCGCGTATTCCACTATCCGGTGGTCCAGAAACGGCGGTCGCACTTCGAGCGAATGCGCCATGCTCATCCGGTCCGTCTTAAATAGGATATCGTCCGCCAGATAGTAATGCTGGTCGAGTGTCAGGTATCTGGACAGCACATCGCTCTCCGGTAAGTGGGTCGCCTGCACCAATCGGCGCATCGCTCCCCCATCCAACCCCGCGCAGATACTTCTTCGCTCTTCCCCTGAAAAGGTCCCGTTCCAGTAAAAATGCGCCTCGTCCCGCTCCAGCAGGCTCCCTTCCACAAACCTCTTCGCCTTATAGTCCAGCCCGATCTTCTCATCCGTCACCGGCATGTACCGCGCGAGCAACCTCCGCACCAGCCGCCTGCCCGCCTCCGGAGTCGTAAGCCGAACCCATCCCGCCAGCCGATCCGCCAGATACGTCACGTATCCCGCAAACAACTCGTCCGCGCCCTCCCCACTCAAAGCCACGGTCACATACTGCCGGCTCATTCTCGAAAGGTACCAGACCGGCAATGCTCCCGCGTCCGCGCTCGGCTCATCCGAGTGATACGCGAAAGCCTCAATCGCGTCCCTCAGTTCCGCCTCCGGATTCAGGTCGAATTCGTGATGCTCCGTGCCGTAAATCCGGGCAACTTCGCGAAAATATCGGCTCTCGTCGAAACTTCGCCCTGCGAACGAAACCGAAAACGTCTTCAGTTGTGCGCTGCTGGCCGCCGCATAATGCAGCACCGCCGATGAGTCCACCCCACCGGAGGCCCACACTCCTAGCGGTACGTCCGCCACCATGTGCTCCCGTACCGCATCCCGCAGCAGCCCGTCCAATTCCTCCTTGGCCTGCTCCATCCCGATCCGCCGCGGTCTGATTTCCGGCAGCTTCCACCACTCCCGAATTTCAACTTTGCCCCGCCGCCATTCCAGCAGGTTCCCCGGCGGCACCTTTCGTATTCCCGCAATCAGCGTCCGTGACCCAGGAACGTAGTTCACCCCCAGATAAGCGTCCAAACCCTCCAGGTCCAGCTCCCTCGGAATCTGCGGATGCTCCAGGATCGCTTTCAACTCGCTTCCGAAATACAATTCCTCACCGCGCTGGCAATAATAAAGCGGCTTGATGCCCATCCGGTCCCGCGCCAGCACCAGCCGCCGCTGAGAATCCGTCCACAGCGCCGCCGCAAACATCCCCCGCATCCTGTCGAAACACGCCGTGTCCCATTCCAAAAACGCTCGTAATACCGTCTCCGTATCGCAATGCGAACGAAATCGGTGCCCGCGCGCTTCCAGCTCTTTCCGGATCTCCAGGTGATTGTAGATTTCGCCGTTAAATGCGATGACAGTATCGCCATCGTCGCTCTTGATCGGCTGGTCGCCGCCACCGAGGTCGATGATCTTCAACCGCACCGCGCACAGCGTCGCTTCGCTGCCTTCATAGACCCCCTGCTGATCCGGACCGCGATGGCGCAGTGCTTCCGTGATCCTTCGCCCGATCTCTCCCGTCGAAGGTCGGTTCGTGTATGTGAATCCCGCTATCCCACACAT